ATCTATTGCCACTACTCATTTTAAAATACGGTCACTTAGACAATCAACCCACAGAGGCAGACATAGACCGATGTTCTGGATGTGGGTCTTACATGATCAGGAGATGCTTAACTTGCCAACCTATGACTACCGATGCCAATCCTGCAATCTATCCCAAGAAGTCACTCATGGATTCGACAGTAGACCAATAGTGCCATGCCAGTTATGCAATGCTCCCATGATCAAAGGCTTTAGCGCCTCGGCTATTCACTTCAAAGGTAAAGGATGGGGCAAAGATTGAAGATTGGTTCGTTATGCACTGGCTATGGCGGTCTAGATATGGCAGTAGAAGCCGTCTTTAAAGCTAAAACAGTATGGTGCGCAGAGTTTGATAAACACGCAAGTAAATTAATTGAGGAACGATTCAACATTCCTAACTATGGTGATATTAAAAATATCGATTGGGCTGCAATAGAGCCCATAGACATCCTTACAGCTGGCTATCCTTGTCAGCCTTTTAGCCATGCAGGTTCTAGAAAGGGCACAGACGATGAAAGACACATCTTCCCATACATCTTGGAAGCTATTAGCATACTTAAACCTCGATGGATCATCTTGGAAAATGTCAGAGGACATCTCAGTCTCGGACTCAAAGAAGTTCTCGAAGGGCTTGCCTCAAAAGGGTATGATGCTAAATGGCAAATTGTTCGAGCATCAGATGTTGGTGCGCCACATCAAAGAGCGCGGCTCTTCATTGTTGCCTACCCCACTAGCCTCGGATGGTCACAAAGGCACACCTGCAGACTTGAACAGGATGTCACCAGCGTTGAGGACAATGGACTTGTTACCGACTCCAACAGTCATGGGCACGAGGAATCACGACGAACCTCTATATGCCTACAGTCAGCGAGTGAAGGATTACGAGGAAGGAAAGACCAAAGGGAAGCCGGGAATGAGTACAGGTTTAGCTTTGAGATGGATCGACAAGAAGTTCCGGATACATTGGATCAAGGCAAGTTAAATCCTGTCTTTGTTGAATACATGATGGGATTACCTAAAGGTTGGGTTACAGATATTGATCTATTAAGATCTCAAAAGTTAAAGATGTTGGGTAATGGCGTTGTACCACAGCAAGCCTATCGAGCATTAGAGTTATTAACATCTGTGGATAACTAAGGGCATAACTTCACTTTCAGCGTAGAAAGGACACGACTTATGCACATACTTGACATGTATGGTACGCTAACGGCGCAGAGCCTCTCAAAGGCTCACCGCAAGCCCCTGAGGGGCGTAGCTTGCGGGGTGCTAGTAGCTATTGGGATATCTCTATTGCTTCCGTATGAAGCAGGCTCTACTAACTTACAAGATATATCTATGACTCCTAAGCAATATGCATATTACTCACTAGGAGATCTCAAACAATATAAATGTTTAGCGACTTTATATGGTAAAGAAAGTGCATGGAATCCTAAAGCAGTTAATGGTAGTCATGCTGGTATTCCACAAGGTAGATCTAAATGGCTATTAACAGCTACACCAATACAGCAAGTAGAATGGGGCTTACGCTACATTAAGCATAGGTACTCAACGCCTTGCAAGGCTTATGATCATTGGAAGGCTAAGGGATGGCATTAGACAAGCTGAACAGTAGGCGTTATCGCGAACAGCGACAGCGTGTGTTCATGCGTGATGGCAAAGCTTGTCAGTTGTGTGGCACTGATGAGGGTGAAATGCACATTGACCACATTATCCCACGCAAAGCAGGTGGAGACCACAGCCTTGATAATCTAAGAGTGCTGTGTAAGTCATGCAATCTTCGCAAAGGTGCCCTTAATGAGGGCGTTTTTTTAGCACAGACGGCTACCCCCCCTGTCTTTCTGGCCTATACCTCCCCGATGCAGTCCGAGACGATGCTGGATAGTCCTTTTAAGACCCGACCTGATCAAAATCAATGACAACTAAGCCCAGAAAGTCCAAAGCCTTACGAGGGGCAACCAAGCCGAGGCTTCACAGTCCATTAGTAAAGGGCGAAAATAAGCTGCAGGATGTTTTAGATATAGCAGAAATCATTGGTGAGAAGTTATTGCCTTGGCAGGAGTTCGTGCTCAAGGATATGCTGACAGTAGACAAAAAAGGCATGTGGATAAAAAAGTCTTGCCTGTTGCTCATATCGAGACAAAATGGAAAGACATTTTTAGCTCGTATGTTGATTCTTGCACATCTTTTAAAATGGGATTCTAAGAATGTCCTTATCATGTCATCGAATCGCTCGATGGCTTTAGAGACCTTCAGACAGGTCGCAAGCGCATTGGAGAATAATGACCACCTCAAAGGATTTGTTAAACAGATCAGATATGCCAATGGAACTGAAAGTATTGAGATGCTATCTGGAGCAAGGCTTGATGTTGTCGCAGCAACTAGAGACGGCTCTCGCGGTAGATCAGCAGACTTTCTCTACATCGATGAACTTAGAGAAATCTCCGAAGATGGATACAGAGCTGCTACTCCTACGACTCGAGCTCGTCCAAATTCTCAAGCGCTTTTTACCTCTAATGCAGGAGACGCTTTCAGCACTGTCCTTAACGACTTACGAGAAAGAGCTATCGACTATCCGCCAAAGTCTTTTGGATTCTATGAATACTCAGCACCACAGTATTGCAAGATAACTGATCGCAATGCATGGGCTTTGGCTAACCCAGCTTTGGGATACACGATTACAGAAGAAGCGATTGAAGAGGCGATTGCTACTTCGCCGATTGAAAACACGCGCACTGAGACTCTTTGTCAGTGGATCGACTCACTAAGTAGCCCTTGGCCTCATGGAGTCCTAGAGGACACATCCGATAGCACACTAGAAATGGCTCCCGGGGCTTATACTGTATTCGGTTTCGATGTCAGTCCTTCACGCAGGAACGGATCATTGGTCGCAGGACAGCTTCTCCCAGATGGGAGGATTGGCATCGGGATCTTAGAGACTTACACCTCGCAGGTTGCTATTGATGAGCTAAAGATGGCGGCATCGATTAAAGGTTGGGCTGACATTTATCATCCGCGCCTAGTCTGTTACGACAAGTATGCAACACAAACAATCGCAGATCGATTGGCGAACGCTGGAGTCATTACAGAGGATGTTTCAGGCCAGCAGTTCTATAAAGCCTGTGGAGATTTATTAGAAGGCTTGGTCAATGCTCGCGTTGTCCATAATGGGCAGGCAGAATTGATCCAGCAGATGAATAATTGTGCAGCTAAAGTAAATGACTCGGCATGGCGCATCATCAAGCGAAAGTCTGCTGGAGATATCTCAGCACCTATTGGCTTAGCAATGGTCGTTAGCAAGTTAATGATTCCTCAGCCTAAGCCTCAAATTTATAGTTAGACACGCCCTAGCACATTGTCTAATTGCTTGACAAATGCTACAATTTCTGTCTATGGGTATTTTCTCGCGTAAGCCACAGATTCTTGAAGCGCAAAACGCGCCTCAAATAATGACTGACAATTTCTACACTTTTAACAATGTATTCCCAGTCAGTATATCTCGGGTAGAAGCTCTTGGTGTACCAGCAATCAAAAGATGTCGCGATTTAATTTGTGGCACTATTGCCAGCATCCCACTTGAGTATTACAAAAAATCTACTGGAGAGATGGTTTCTGCGCCGCGATGGATAGAGCAACCTTCTAGATCGCAACCAAGATTTGAGACGCTTTACTTTACGCTCGATTCCTTACTAATGTATGGTGTCGCTTATTGGCAAATTACCGAAACTTATCTTGAAGATAACAGAATGGCTAACGCGCAATGGGTTGCTAACAATCGCGTTACATTTAACACAGATGCAATGAATAATTATGTGACACAGTATTATGTTGATGGAAAACCTGTACCTATGTCGGGTCTTGGATCTTTGATCACTTTCCAAAAAGATGAAGGCATTTTAGCAGTGGGCGCATCAACTATAAGAGCAGCTCTTAATGCACAGCGAGCAGCTAGTATTGCATTGGAAACACCATCTGCGACTGGCTTCTTAAAAAATACTGGAGCTGACCTTCCACCTGCTGAAGTAACTGGTCTTTTAGCTGCTTGGAAGCGTGCTCGTCAAAATAACGGCACTGCTTACTTAACTTCTACTTTAGATTATCAAACTACAGGATTTAGTCCTAAGGACATGGCCTACCAAGATGCAATTCAAGGATTAGCAACTGAGTGCGCGAGATTGTGTTCTGTAGATCCTTATTATGTCTCTGCTTCAATGAATACCACAATGACTTATGCAAATGTCCAAGACGAAAGGAAACAGATGGTCGCGCTAACTTTGCAGCCTTATGTTTCGGCGATTGAATCTAGGCTTAGCATGGATGATGTAAGCACTGCTGGACATTATGTGAAATTTTGTTTAGACGATAATTTCTTAAGAACAGAACCAATGGAAAGACTTCTTGTTCTTGAGAAGATGCTTGCACTTGGTCTTATTACAACGGAACAAGCAATGCAAATGGAAGATCTTTCACCTAACGGGAATGGCAGCTAATGGAAACTTTATACATCGAAGCATCATTGATTGAGTGCTCAGAAGAACGCAGAGAAATCTCTGGCAAGATTGTGCCTTACGGCATGAGCGAGATTGGTAGGACAAATCTTGGCTCTTACGCTTTTGAAGCAGGATCTATTGCTATCGCAGATCCTACAAAGATTAAATTGCTTGCACAGCATGACACATCAAAGCCTGTTGGTCGCATGACATCTTATGAAGAAAAAGAAGATGGCATTTACGCGACATTTAAGTTAAGTCGCAGTCAAGCTGGTACAGACGCCATGATTATGGCAAGCGAAGGGCTGGTAGCAGGATTGAGTATCGGGGCGGAAATTACAGAGTCCAAACCATCTAGAGATGGTTACACATTTGTAACAGCAGCTAAATTAAAAGAAGTTTCTCTAGTCTCAGAGCCAGCCTTTAAGTCTGCTCAAGTATTAGAGATAGCAGCAGAGGAAGTTATCCCTGTTGAAGAAAATCCAACTACAGAAAGCGAGACTCCAGTCGTGGAAGATACCACACCAGTCGAAGCAACACCATCAGTAGAAGCTGCGGCTGTCGAGGCTGCTCGCCCTACTGTTACAGCAAGTTATTACACAAAGCCAAGAATTGAGCTAACAAAGCGCAACTACTTGGAAAACACATTAAAGGCTAACCTCTTTGGTGATGATGAATCTCGTCAATGGCTACGCGCTGCTGACAACGATCAGACAACAGGTGCAGGATTTATCCCAACACCACAAAGCACACAACTTCTAAACTTCTTGGCAAATGCAGATCGTCCACTTATTGATTCAATTTCTTCTGGAACAATGCCAGAATTTGGAAAAACATTCGAATTGCCTAAGGTCACAGAAGTTCCAATTGTAGATCAGATTGATGAGAACGCTGCAGTTACAGATTCACAACTAGAAGCATCTTACATCACAGTCACAAAGAAGTCTTTCAAGGGTCGTGCTATTACAACTCTAGAACTTCTAACAAATTCATCACCTACATTCCTAGACGAGCTTCTTGTCCAAATGGAATTTGCCTACGCAAAAGACACTGAAGAATTTGTAACAACAGCAATTCAGGGCGCAGGTACTCTTAACGCAACAGCACAGGCTAACTCAGCCGATGGCTTGCTTAAGTATGTATCAAGTGCTGCCGCAGCAGTTTATTCAGCATCACTTGGCTTTGGTCGCAACATGGTTGTAACTCCAGAACAATGGGCTAACATCATGAGCTACAACGATAATGGTCGCCCAATCTACATTGCTGCTAATCCTCAAAATGCTGGCGGAGCAATTTCTCCTCTAAGTGTTCGCGGATCAGTTGCAGGTCTTGACCTTCGCGTGTCTCGTTTGATGAAGGGCACTGGCGGAGTCGGAACAGCAGATTACTCAATGGTTGTAATTAACCCAGATGCATACACATGGTACGAGTCTGCTCGTCAGCAGCTACGCACAAACATCAACTCAGACGGAACTGTGGACATTCTACTGTTCGGTCAGGGAGCACTTGCTACAAAGCTTGCAGCAGGCGCAAACTGGTTCAACCTAACCTGATAGCAACACACTAAGTCGCTCTAGGGGGTCAGTAGCCCTCTGACTCCCTAGAGTCTTTAGAAAGGAATAAGATGGCACTTACAACAATTGCAGAATTACGCGCGACACTAGGCGTAGGCACATTGTATTCAGATGCCACTTTACAGGAAGTGTGTGACGCTACAGATGTAGTTCTATTGCCTATGTTATGGCAGAATGAGCTTTACAATACGCATCAAAGTTTAGCGAACAATGTGGCAACACTTTATTTTGAAACAGAAGTTACTAATTATTATTATGTAGGGCAAAGCGTAACTATTACTAAAAACGGCAGTCCGTACAATGGCACAAAAACTATTACAGGTGTAAATAATTATTCTATTGAATACGCAGCTACAGGCGCAGATCAAGGCAAGCACTCTATCCAACCTTTTGGAACTGTTGCTTTTGGAACAACGGATTATTCAACTGACACAGCAGTCCAGCAAGCAGCTTTAATGGTATCTGTTGAAATTTGGCAAGCACGCACCGCAACTTTAAGCGGCTCAAATGCTGTCGATTTCCAGCCAAGCCCTTACCGAATGAGCGCACAGCTACTCGCTAAGGTGCGAGGATTGATTGCCCACGCGCTAAGCCCTAATTCAATGGTGGGCTAATGCCTCCAGTAGCAATAACAACTCTTCGCACCACTTTAGCCACCGCGCTAGTAGATAACACTAAATACCAAACTTTTGCTTTTCCACCTGCAACAGTCCTTGCTAATTCTGTGATCGTGTCTCCAGATGATCCTTATCTGACTCCTAGCAATAACCAGCACATCACTATCAGCCCTATGGCTAACTTTAAGATTATTATGACTGTGCCTTTATTTGACAATGAAGGCAACCTAAACGGCATTGAAGATACTGTCTGTGGCGTGTTCGCTAAGCTCGCAGCATCATCTCTGGTCTATAATGTAAGCGCCGTCAGCGCACCAAGTATTCTCAATGTGGCATCAGGAGAACTGTTGTCAAGTGAGATGTCCGTATCAATCCTTACGAGTTGGAGTTAATTATGTCCGATTGGGAAAAAGAGAACGAGGCCTTTCTGATCAAGATCGGACAGGTTGCACCATCAACACCTAAGCCAGTAACCAAGAAAGAAGAGGAATAATCTCATGGCTGTATTTCTAAATAACAATGTGGGCGTGAAGATTAACTCTGTTGATCTTTCAGACCATGTAACGGCAGTAACAATTAACCGCGTATTCGATGAACTCGAAGTAACTGCAATGGGTGACTCAGCACACAAGTTCGTAAAGGGCTTAGAATCATCAACAGTAACAATCGACTTTCTAAATGACACAGCAGCAACAAATGTATTGGCAACACTACAAGCTGCATGGGGAACAACTGTCACAGCAGTATTTCTACAGACAAAGGGAACAATAGTCTCAGCGACTAACCCTCTTTACACTGTTTCATTGCTAG